TCTTAAATATTGTTCAGCCTTGATCTTAGGTAAATTACCTACATCAATATAGAATATTCTTCTTTCAGGTGCACGAGCAATTCTGTATATTACAACAGCGTCTTCAATCATTCTTAATTGATTAACAGGTTTGATTGCCTTATGTAAGTAAGACATAACTATATTTTTAGTTGTATCAATTAATCCTGATGGACAATATGCGATAGCGTCTGTAGCGATTTGTAATCCACCTGCGTTTGATGTTGCAGTAGGATGTATTCCTTTTTCGTTAAATAGATAAAACTCCTGATATTTGTTTGTCATTGCAAACGAACCAGGCATCCCATCTACTTTGTTTTTTCTAACTTCTCTTACTTTTTTAATTTTACGAGGGTCGATATATCTTAACTCTGTTATACCTTTTCTTGGTGAGTCTTTATCTATTATTTTGTGATAAAATACTCTACCATCAACATACCATCTTCTAAAAATGTCATGCCCTTTTGTATCAAATCTTAACAAATCTAATATCTCACTAAATGAGTCTCGTATTGCTTTTTTGATTGAGTCGTTATAATTAATGTGTGATAAGTCTAATTGCACTGAAGATTGATTTTCATTTGAGACAATTGCTTCTGATACAATGTCCTCAATTGCTAAATCACATTCAGGATGCAACGATATTTCTCTATATCTTCTAATGAGGTCTAATTCGTTCCTAGCATTTACATCAAAACCTCCGTAAGACGCAAAAAACCCACCAGCGGGGACGGTTGTTGTACCGTCATCCGCTTGTGGTGGAACTATATTTTGTCGAGGGTCAACCTTTGAGGAACCTAATCTCTCAATCTTAAACCCAAACAGTTCTGCCATAATATTTCTCCAATTCTACTTAACTATTTAGTCGTCTATTAAGTAGTTGTATTTGTTTCAAAGTACTGGTATCTATGCGTAGCAGTAAATGATTCTACTGCATTGTTAGTACCATAATCTAAAGGTATGTCATCCAATGTTGTTGGGAACATTCCTCTAAATGTATATGATTTAATCACATTACCGTTTCTGTCTAATTGGTCAACAAAAGCGTCAACTTGATAGTCAGCGGGATTAACAAGTCCTTCGTTATCGGACATATTGTTAATACCATTTAACCATCTTTCGTATGCGTTTCTTATTTTGAAGTCTGTATCATTTAAGATAGTAGTTCCCCATGTAGCAAATGTTCTATCACCTGCAACATATAACTCCCTACCTCTAAATGGTATCGCAACTTCTCCTATTGTCATACCAGGTAAAGATGTTGATGTACATAGGAAACTCATTTCTTCAGTTTCACCACCTACAGCAGCATATCCTGGGAAAGGCATTGTCACTCTAAACTGGTTAGCACGAGCTCCGCCGCCTCTTAATTTACTTTTAAAGTCATTAATGTTTGGCATGTTTTTAAGCTCCTACTACTTCGTTAAATGCAACGCCTGATCTAGTCGCTACGAATTGAAGTGTTATAAAGTTGATTGATCTAGCAGGTTTAACAAAAATGTCAGCCTTAAACTCATTTCTATTGATTACATCAGCAGTGTTATTTGAGTCATCACATACTACTAAAAAGTCTGTGATACCTCTTCTACCTTGTACATCTCTTAAAAAAGGTTCTACAATGTTTCTGAAATTTGCTCTTGTAAATTCATCATTGAATTCAAACAATTGAAATTTAGAAGCAGTTGATATTGCCTTCTCTAAAGTAATGAATAGTCTTCTAACATTTATTCTGTCAAACGCACTAGGAGCACTTAATCCAGTTTTATCACCAAACAAGATTGTACCTTGTCCTGGGAATGTAACCACTGGGTTAATTCTAGCTCTGTAAAGTTCGTCTCTCTCTGCTTTTGTGGGATTATAAGCAAGTTTAACAACACCTCTTAAAACTCCTCTGTTCAAACCAGCAGGTGAGAACCATGAGTCGTTAGTTAGGTCTGTTCTTGCAGCCAATCCTGCCACATCACCGTTTAAAGGAACGAATCTAAATACGTCATTGTATTTGTCATATGCGTATTTGTATCCACTATCGAATACTACGTATGAAGATGATCTAATACCATCAAAGAATCCTTTAACATTGGACGTTTGAGTGACACTAGAAGTCACGTTAACTACATCTGATCTCTCAGGTGAGCAGAATACAACAGCGTCTTTTCTGTTTTCTGCAATAGTAATTAAGTTATCTATGTGCGTAGCATCGCCTTTTCCAGCGATAATTAAATTGCAATCAATTGTTTCAGCGTCTGCAAATTTTTCGTAAGCAGTTTTTAACTGAGCAGTTGATACAGCAGAACCGTTTGAACCACCAGATAATGGTGCGTTGTTAACTGAAGTGACTGAAGCAAATGTTAAATTTAATGCAGCTGAACCCCAATTAGAACCACCAGTTATGTGATCCATCCAGTAAATGTATTGTGATTGATTGTATATTACATCAGGATAATAGTTTGTATCACCTTGAGGAGTTTTTGCGTCAGAAGCTTTTGATAATGAATCATATACTTCTAATATGTCTCCTGCTTTTCCTGTAATACCACCATCTTCATCAACAACAACAATGTGTAGTTCGTCTCCTGAACCACCTCTATCTGAAACGTAAGGTGAAGTTCCTGGCGCAGCCGATACTTGATCGTAATATTGCCATCTTCTTCTTACATTTGATCCGTTAGTGACAGCAGTATGTAAACCACCAACACCTGAAGGGTGTCTAACGAAAGTTATTGTTTGATTAGATATGTTTGTTATTCTATATTCGTATCCGCCTGTTTCGCCAAAGTTTATGATGTCTCCGACTGAAAAACCAGTGCCAGATTGTACTACGATAGATGTATCACCTACAGCAGAATCAGTATCTTGCGTTGTTGTTTTTGCAGTTTCTTCATAAACAGTTGATGAAGGACAAACCGACACTCTTAAATTGTTACCGTGTGCACCTGCAGTTCTAGCAGCCCACGCACCAACACTACCAGCACCACCAGAATAGTCATTCTGATATGATGTTGTATTGTTGATTAGTAAACCACTGCCATTAGCAGTTGCATTAAGTAGACCAGTATTTGTAGCACGTACAACTTTTAAACTTGATGAATATTGTAAAAACGATTGAGCTGCATAAAAGTATTCAAAAGTATTACTATCTGGTTTACCAAATTGTTCTACTAATTCTTTTTCTGAGCCAATGGTTACAACTTCGTCAAGTGGTCCTTGAGTAGATTGTATAGCGATTGCGCCGATCGAAGTCGCAACTGCTGGTACAACATTTGTCAAGTCTTTTTCTTGTACTAGTACACCTGGTGAAACTTGAAATGCCATAATTGTTATTCTCCTTATTAGCTAATAAGTATCATTAATCTCACTGATATTTATACTATTATAAACCTCTACGAACTTTTACGGGATTCCACACTTCCCCTTTGTCGTCTATAATTTGTTCTTCTTCTAAACCATCATCTAAAAATCCAAAAGGTGCCATATCTTGTTCTATTGCATTTTTCTGTTCTTCGTACATCCTTGCTCTAACATCTTGGTCTGTTAATTCTTTGAAATATCTTTGATTTGATATCCATGCAAAGATTACTAGACACATTGTTAAATCGTCATTAGACCCCTCTTCAGCCGCCCAGGAGGCGCCTCTCCTTACGAAAGTTGACAGTTCTTGTATAATATGAAAGTCTTGTACAATTAACTTGTCTCCCTCGATAAGAGTCTTTAAATTAGTACAACCTATTCGTTTTACTTGTTTTGTCATTCTGACACCAAGTTGTGATCCTCTTTTAGAGAAACCACCACCTAATATTTGACCTGCTCTTCCTTTCATCATACACATTAATAGATTTGTGTATTCTAATTCAAATTGTAATGCGTCAGCAACTTGATGGCCTACATCATTTACTTCAACACATACATGAGCATTGTTATAATTTTTTGCTACTCTCTCTATCGTATGAGGAAATAGTAATGGTTTAATTTCATTGTTTCTATACTTCGCAACAATCTTGTATGGCATTTGTGATACATCAAACACAACAAATGCTGAGTAATCTTTTATGGTGCCTCTTGCGACATCAACCGTCATTACATAATCTTTTCCTTTTTGAGGTTGTTCGTAAACATCTAAACCTTGATTTGATATTTTAGGAGTGTTATGAGACAGTGTTCTAATTTTAGATGGATTTAATAATGTATCTACTGAACCTACAAACTCACACTCAAACTCTGTAGCAAATTGTGCCTCACTAGTGTTTCTTATAGTTTCTTCTTTCCACTTATCATCTCTACCTGGTACCTCTGACCAATGTACTTC